CAATGAAGGTCAATAAAGCAGGGCAGGACTGGCTGCTGATGAAGCACAAGTTGAAGGCGGTCATCGCCACCGCCCACGCCAACATGGAGGCGGGCCTGAGCAGCGATGAGTATCACGCCGCCCGTGGCCAGATCGCCGTGGCCAGAGATTTGATCGAGATGGTTGAACCCACCACGCCGCCCGTAACGACCGAAGATGACTACGGAATTTCAGACCCCGAACAGCAGGAATAAATAATGCCGGTTGCAACAGACCCCAATAGTGCTACTTTAGCCGACAGCGACGAAGGCTTCGACAAGGCGTTCGATGAGTTTGCGGCAGGCAAGGTACCCCCTCCTGCCCCTGACCAAGAAGGCCAAGCCGAAGACGACGAACCCGGTGACGACGGCCCGGAGTTGCCCCAGCCCGCCCCTGCCAAACCGGCAGCGACGGAAAAGGAAACTCCAGAGACAGCCCCACCCGGTGACGCGGAGCCTGATGGTGGCGGCCAGCCCCCGGCAGGACAAGAGGCCCCCGACCTGTGGGCGAACGCCCCTCCTGAATTGATCGCCGAGCGTGATCGTATCCAGAAGGAGCGGGACGAGGCTCTTCACAAGGCTTCATCCGACGCCAATCGTGTCGCGGCCCTGAGCAGAAAGCTCCAGTCGCTTCAAACGCCCGCCAGCGCCCCACCGGCCCCGGCAGAACCAAGTGAAGCACAGAAGGCGCTCGACGGTAAAATCGCGCAGTTGCGCGAGGATTACGGGGACATTGCGGACCCGCTGATCGAACTGATCGAAAGCCAGAAGAAGGAGCTAACCGATGTTCGAACGGTCCTCACCGGACTGAACGAGGAGCGGCAGGCTCAGGTCATCGCGTCGGAACAGCAGGCATTGGAGGCGAGGCATCCGGACTGGCGCGACATCGCGCAAAATCCGGTGTTCGCAGGCTGGCTCGAAGTCCAGCCCGAGAACATCCAGCGCCTCGCAACCAGTTGGGACGCCAGAGAAACCAGCGTGGTCCTGACGCTCTTCAAGGCGGAGAATGTCGAGGCCACTGGCCAGCAGGCTGCAAAGCCCAAGGCCAATGCAGCAACCGGCGCAAGACGGTCGCAGCAGTTGGACGGAGGGAGGGACGTTGGCTCACGGCCAGCACCCGCCGCATCGGATGCCCCTGAGGACTTCGACGCGGCCTTCGATTTCTACACGCAGAAGCGGCTGGCCAAGGACCCGCAGCTTCGAAGGTAGAAGCTGGCTGACGCGATCCTAACGCCACCGAAAGGTGAAGGGATCATTCCATGCCCACCATTATTGGTACGACCCGGTATGGCGACATCAATCAGCGCACCGCTGCTTGGGCCGCAACCGAAATGCTCGCACACGCCGAGCCAGCCCTCGTCCTGTCCAAGATGGGTCAGACGAAACCGATGCCGAAGAACAAGGCCGAGACGGTCAAATTCCGGCGTCCCATTCCCTTCGCCCCAGCGACCGAGCCGGTGGTTGAAGGCGTCACCCCCAGCCCGCAGAAGGTCAAATACGAGGACGTGACCGTCACGCTGCGGCAGTATGGCCGTCCCATCGAGATCACCGACAAGGTGGTCGATATGTCGGAAGACCCGGTTCTCCAGACGGCTTCGATGCTGGCTGGCGAGCAGGCCGCTCAGACCATCGAGGCGGTTCTCTACGGTGTGCTTCGGGCAGGCACCAACGTCTTCTATGCCAACGGCGCTGCCCGCAACGCGGTCAATACGCCGGTCACTCTGGCCAAGCAGCGGGCCGTTACCCGTGCGCTGGCCGCGCAGAAGGCCAAGCGGATCACCCGCATCCTGTCAGCCAGCCCGTCCTATGGCACCAGCGCCATTGAAGCAGGCTGGATCGCTGTGGCCCACACCGATCTGGAGCATGACATCCGCAACCTCGCCGCCTTCGTCTCCACGGCCAAGTATGGCTCGCGGCAGACGATCAGCGAGTACGAGATCGGCGCAGTCGATAGCGTTCGCTACGTCCTCTCGCCGGACCTCGGCAGCTTCCCCGACGCGGGCGGTGCCAAGGCAGGCAGCGGCACCACGATGGTGTCCACTGGCGGCGTCAATGCCGACGTTTATCCCATTCTCTACTTCGGGCAGGACGCTTTCGCGTCGGTCCCGTTGAAGGGTTCGGAGGCCATCACGCCGATGGTCGTCAATGCCAAGCCGACGGACAGCGATCCAATGGCGCAGCGCAACTACGTTTCGTGGAAGACCTATTTCGCAGCAGCGATTTTGAACGAAATGTGGATGGCTCGCCTCGAAGTCGCGGCCACCGCCCTCTAAGGCTTCAGGAACAGGAGTTAATTCCATGGCAACCATTACCAAAGCCGGTTCCTACATCGGCACGGGCGCGGCGCTGAACGTCTCAATCGGCTTCATTCCCGACTACGTCATGATCTGCAACCTCTCCACTCCGGCGGCGGATGTCTGGTTCGGAGGCATGGTCGCGGCCACGTCTCTGACCATCTCCGGCACCGCGGCTGTTCGGGTCGCACCGAACGGCGTCACGGCCTTCGCGGGTACGCCCGCGCTGGCGGGGCAGGGTTTCTCGGTCGGGCCGGGTCTCAGCACCAACGCCATTACCTACTATTACGTGGCCGTCCAGAACGGACCGGGCGCAGCATAACGGGGGAAGGCGGTGGCTACGCTCGGACGTGGCCACCGCCGCCGCCGTCAGAAAGGACAAGACAATGGCGACGAACATCAAGATTACCGACAACCGCTACGGCGACAGCTTCCGGACGGGCGTGAATGGCCTCATGTATGATATTCCGCTCAACACGGAAGTCCTCGTCGAGGACGCGCTGGCCGACCATATCCGGGGCTTGGGCGTGGCCTTCGAGGAACCACGGGCGCGAGGGGCCAAAGGCGAAGAAGGGGGAGCCGAGGCCAAGGGCGAAGTTGGCGATGCGGCCAAGGACGTGCTGCGGCCAGTGGCCACGGGCTACGGCGGCGGTAGCGCAGTCGAAGCTCCGGCGATGAAACCGAAGTCGCTCAACAGCGGCTCCGGTAGCCAGCCGGGCGACGTGACCGGCAGCGCGGCACCAGCCGACGACGAAGGCGAGAGCCGGGAAGTTGCGGCTCCACTGGAGGACATCATCGCGGTCAACTCGGCGGTGTCCGACGTTCGCGTCAAGGGCGAGCGGCGTACTCACCAGCAAGGCTCGGTCGCCGAGATCGCAGGCGAGGGCGAGGGAGGGACGACCCCTGCCGAGGGCGCAGTCGGGATGACGGCTTCCTCGTCGAAGACCGGCCAACTCAGGGACGAGCCAGCGTCCAAGGACGCGGCACGGCAAGAGCGTGTCGCGCCCAAGAACGATCAGCCCAAGCAGGGCCGATAACGTCCCCACGGGGGCTGGTCCCGCGACAACCAGCCCCCACCCTGTCGCAAGGACCGACCGATGACCCGCAAGTTTGAAACGATCAATATCAATGAGGCCACGACGGAGCAGGTGCGCGCCTACGCCACCAACTTCCTCGGCATCATGACTGACGAAGTCGAAGACCCGGAAGTGCTGGCCAAGGTGCGTGCGTCCATCGAGGGCGATACGATTTTCGTGGCCACGCCACCCGAAGAAGGCGACCAGACCGGAACGCCGCCACCCAAGGTGGAGGAAAGTGTCGGCGGTGGCCTCGTCGGCTCACTGGGCCGCGATGATCCACGGGTGCGCCTGACGCTGCACTCCGAAGAGCGCGACGGCGTGGTCGAGAACCGCCACAAGGAGGTCGGCGTCAACGGCGTGGTGTGGCTGCTCAAAAGGGGCGAGCCAATCACCATCCCCTACCGCGTGTATCTCGCGCTGAAAAATGCCGAGCGGCACATCATCACCCACACCCCGGAAGGAGAGCAGCGCGAGCAGATTGTCTTGAACACTCCGTTCAACGTCGAGCAGTTGCCGCCCGCCGAGGAGATCGCAGCGTGGCACCGCAAGACTGACCAAATGTTCGTGCCGTAAATGGCCACGTTTCTGGAGTTGGTGAAGGACCTTGCGCGGCAGGATGGCTCCATCTCTCCGGTCTCGATTACCTCTGTCGAAAACCAGACCGGGCGACCGGAGAAAATGGTCAACTTCGTGCAGAAGGCTTACAACAATATCCAGCGAAGCCGCCCTGACTGGGGTTGGCTGACCGAGGAATTCACCGGCACCCTGATCCCCGGCACAGCGAAGTACACCGCCGCCTCGTTCAACCTCAACCGCTGGTCTAACTGGATCGAGGACGGCGCGGCCATGGACTTCCTGCCAATGAGCCTGCGCGACCCGGCCATCGGCCTGTCCGACGAGGGCGAAATAGATCAGGTCTATTACGAGTATTGGCGGCACCGTTATGGCCGTGGCGACCAGAGCGATATGTACTGGAACCGCCCCATCGAATGGGCCATCACGCCCAAGAAGGAATTGGCGTTCGGGCCGTGGCCAGACGACGGCTATATCATTCGTGGCCAGTACCAGAAGGGGCCACAGCAGCTTCTGCTCAACACCGACGTGCCGGAAATGCCCGCCCGGTTTCATGATCTGATCGTGTGGGAAGCGCTGCGCCTGCTTCTGGTCCACGACGGCGCATATCAGGAGAGCCAGTTTCCCACGCAGGAGATGTCCACCCTCCGGCACGAACTGGAGATCGACCAGTTGCCGGAGGTCATCGTGCCGTGAGCCAGCAGGTCAAATACTATCCCCTCGGCGGTGGCCTCGACGTGGTCACACCCGGCATCATGGCCAAGCCCGGAACGGCGCGGGCCTCGCTCAACTACGAGGCGGACCAGACCGGCTATCGCCGGATCATTGGCTACGAACGGTACGATGGCCACCCGTCCCCCACCGATGTCTTCAACGAGGCGGATGACGCGGTGCAGGGAGCCATCGACCGGGACGCCGCCCGCGCCCTGATTACCGCCGTCCCCGGCTCAGGTCCCGTGCGCGGCGTCCACTATTTCGAAGAAGAGGTGTACGCATGGCGCGACAGCGCGGATGGCACCCTCGGCGTGATGTGGAAGGCAACCAGTGGTGGCTGGGTTTCAGTCAGCAGCGCCTTCTTGCCGGGCGGGATTTACGAGGTGGCCAACTTCAACTTCTACGGCGCATCCGCCATGGCCATGATGTACGGCATCAACGGGGTTGGCCAAGGCTTCCAGTTTGACGGGACCACCCTGACCTTCATCACCACCGGAATGACGCCGGACATCCCGATCAAGCAGACCGCCCACAAGCGCCACCTGTTCTATGCTTTCGCTGGCGGCTCCATTCAGCACAGCAGCATCGGCGACCCGCTGGAGTGGAACGCGATTACGGGCGCGGCGGAGATCGCCGTCGGCGACGAAGTCACCGACCTGATCCCGGCGGCCCCGGCCAACATGGTCATCATGGCCAGAAACAGCGTGCAGGTTCTCTACGGCAATGACGCCACCGATTGGCAGTTGGAGGCCCTGACCAGCGAGGCCGGGGCAGTGCCGTTCTCGGCTGAGAAAATGGGGCCGGTCATCTACATGGATAACCGGGGCATCCGCTCGCTCGATACCACCCCGGCGTTCGGCAACTTTGCGCTCGGCACGATGACCCAAGCCATCGCTCCGCTGCTGAGGACGCGCCTGTCCAGCGGCGATCTGCCCGTGGCCAGTATGCGCGTGCGCTCCCGCGACCTCTACCGCGTGTTCTTCAAATATGGCGGCGGCTACAGCGTCTACATGGGCAAGAAGAACCCAGAGACGATGCCGATCCAACTCGGTGTGGACCTGACGGTTTGCACTTCGGTCGAGACCGCCGATGGCTCGGAGAAAATCTGGTTCGGCGCGACCAATGGCTTCGTCTACCAGATGGACAAAGGCCGCAGCTACGATGGCGTGGCCATTCAGTATTACCTGCGCCTGCCGTTCAACCACATGGGTGGCCCCAACCTGACCAAGCGCTGGCACAAGGTGGCGCTGGAATATGACGCAGGGACCACGATTACGCTGAGCCTGACGGGCGAGGTCGATAACGCCGAAGCCGAAGAGCCGGTGCTGGCTGAGCAGATATTGCTTGGCGAGGGCGGCGGCGGTTTCTGGGACGCGGTCAACTGGGACCAGTTCTATTGGTCGTCCCCGGTCGATGGCGAGGCCGTGGCCTACATCGACGCGCTGGGCAGAAATCTGTCCTTGCTGTTCGGCGGGGAGCAGGCCGATGAAGAAGCGCATACGCTTCAAGGGCTGACGCTGTACTATACGGTAAGGGGAGCGCTGCGATGAGCGACTATTTTACCTATGTACCGCTGACCGCCAACACCGTGGCCAGAGCGGCGGATGTCAACGCCCGGTTCCAAGGGGTCGAGACCGGCTTCTCGATGCTGCCGCCAGCGCAATATCTGTATGAGGATCGCCAGACGTTCGCCGTCGATGAGGGTGTGGCCAACGCCTACGTGGCCAACCCGGCTATCCCGATTACGGAATATAACGTCGGTTTGCACATCGTCTTGCAGGCGGCCAACGCCAATACCGGCGTGTCCACGCTCAACGTCTCCGGCCTCGGGGTGAAGGAGATCGTCCGCTCCGATGGCACCGCGCTTCAGGCGGGCGACATCGTGGACGGGCAGATGCTCGACATGACCTACGACGGCAACAAATTCCAGTTGGCCATGGCCTTTGCCGACATCTCCCCAGCGGGCATCGCCGAGAAGATCGCGGCTGCTGGCAACATCGTCGTCAACGGCAACCTCTCCGCCACCAGCATCACCTGCAACGGCCAAACCATTGACGCGCTGACCCCGTTCGGGGTGAGCCTCGTCGAAAGCGCCGATGCTGCTGCGGCGCGGGGCGTGCTGGGCCTTGGCACGATGGCCACGCAAAATGCAGCCCTCTATGCGCTGATCAACAGCCCGGCGCTGACGGGTGTGCCGACCGCGCCGACCGCTGGCCCCGGAACCAACACCTTGCAGTTGGCCACGACCGCGTTTGTGCAGGCTGCGATAACTGCCATCCCGTCTTCTGGCGTGACCAGTTTCAACACCCGCACCGGGGCCGTCACTTTGACCAGCGCCGACGTGACCACGGCGCTGACCTATACCCCGGCGAGTACCGCGCTTGTCACGACCAGCGCGGCAGGTCTGGCCCCCACCCGACCCGGTGGAACAACCGCGTTCCTGCGTGCGGACGGGACATGGGCGGTGCCACCCGACACGTTCGGCGTCCCCGATGGCGATAAGACCGACGTGGTTGTCTCGGGTGGCGGGACGGTGTGGAAGGTCGAGAGTGCGTTTGCCGACTTTGCCGCCACTGGCCAAGTCACGGCAGTCAAGGTCAACGGCAACCGGACCAACCTTGCCAGCCAGACCGCCCGCAATCCGGGGGTCTACGTCTACTCCACGGGTGGCAACGACTACGGGATGGAACTGGGCTACGCGACCGGGTTTTTTGGCACCCGGATTTTTACCAGCCCCTCCACCGTGGTCACGATTGGTAGCGTCCCGCAGAACGCGACCTTGCAGTCGGACTTCGTCAACTTCGCGGTGTTTGGCCAGAACGGCGTGGCCATTACCGGCGGCATCACCACGACCGCTAATATCACGATGGGCGGTCAAGCTCCGCAATCGGTACCCACGCCGCTCAATATCAGCATGGGCGCGACATTCAGCGATGTTGCCGGTGATGCGGCACGCGCCAAACTGAAACTGTTTAACGACGGGACGCAAGTTTACGGTCTCGGCGTTTCCAATACCCAGCTTGACTACATGACCCCGGTAAACGGGTCGCATAATTTCTACATCGCTGGGGCTAAGGTCGCGCAGATCATCTCGGCTGGGATCGTCGTCAACGGTATGACCGTCAACAACGACCTGACCGTCACCAATCAAATCTACGGCGGCATCGGCAACTTCCAGACGCCCAATGCAGGATCGACAGGGGGCATCCGCATCAAGGGCAACGCCACCAGTGGCTACGGCATTTTGCAATCCGTCAATCAGGCGGGCGACAGCCAGTGGTCGTACCTGCGCTGGGATGCGAGCGGGCTGCTTCACCATACCGGCGCGTTCTCGGCGGCGGGCAACATCACCTCGCTATCCGACGCCCGGCTCAAGTCCAACATTCGCCCGCTCTACAGTGGGCTGGAGATGGCGCGGCGGTTGCGCGGCGTTCGCTTCGACATGGAGGGCGTGGAAAACATCGGGGTCATCGCGCAGGAAGTGCAACTGGTTGTCCCCGAAGTGGTGCTGACCGATCCCGGCGGCATGATGTCGGTCGATTATGGCCGCCTCACCGCCGTGCTGATCGAGGCAGTCAAGGACCTTGCGGATCAACTCGAACAGTTGAGGGAAGGCAAGTGACGCTGCCCGCATCCGGTTCGATCTCGCTGCACGAGATTGCCGCCGAGTTTAGTCTCGCTCAGACGGCAATCTTTCCGAGTGCCTTCTATGGCAAGGGCGGCGCTCCGGCATCGGGCGCCCTATCATTCGCGGATTTCTATGGCCGCTCGGCGGCGGTGGTCGTGGTTTCCGTCGCTCCGACATCTCAGAACACAAGCGGGACGACCGCCTCCAAGACGTTCGCGCCGTCAACCATAACCGTTACCGGGGGGACGCCGACCGCTTACGCTTGGAGTATTCTCAACGTGGCCGGGGGAAGCTGGGTAATCAGCAGCGGACAGGGAACGGCAACGGCGGTCGCTCAAGTTTCGGGGGCCGTGGCCACAGAGCCGGTCGATTGCGACCTTCAATGTGACGTAACGGTCGGTGGCCTGCACTATTACGCGACGAGCCACCACACCTATACGCGGAGCTAGGTGGAATGACGTGGCCGCCGAGTTGGTCTATGGCCACAGATGAAAGTAGGGATTGACCATGGCAACATCACCTGCTGGATTGCTCGATCCGCTGAAGCCGAAGCCGCTGCTCGATCCGGCAGCGCCGCCACCGCTGGCTCCGGAATACGAGCCGCTCCCGGCGCCGGACAACCTGCTGGCCACGGCAGTTGGACCCTCGACAGCGCCGCTCCCGCCGATTGATCCGGCCACCTACGAAGACGACGATGTCGTCAAGCAGATGAACGCCATCACGTCGCAGGACAGCGACTACATGAAGCTGGCCAGAACGTCTGGCCTGCAAACTGCCAACAAGCGCGGGCTGCTCAATTCCTCCATCGCCGCAGGCGCGTCTCAGGCGGAAGCGCTGAAGGCCGCCGCGCCGCTCGCTGGCCAGAACGCCCAGCAGATGGCGGCCAGAAACCTCACCCGCGTGCAGGGCTACTTCGACCAGAAAAAGCAGGAAGCCCAGTTTGGCCACGAAGTCGGGATGCAAGGCCGCGACATCGAGAACAAGCTGAAGATGCAGGGCATCGACATTGATGCCAACGAGGCCACGCAGCTACGGGAATTCGAGACCCGCCTGAAAATGCAGGGCATCGACATTGGCGCCGAGAGCGAACGCCTTGGTCGCCAGCTTGCCGCGAACCGCGAGCTTGCCGACCTCAACATCGCCGCCGAGAGCGAGCGCCTTGGGCGCCAGTTGACCGCGCAGGAAGAAGGCCAAATCCGCGACATCGCCAGCCGCGAGGGCTTGGCCAAGATGGAAGCGGAGATGCGCGAGAGCCAGTTCACTCGCGGATTGGCGAGCGAAGAGGCGCGGGCCAATCTCGACGTGGCCACGCGCACCAAGTTGGCGGAGTTGGACAGGCTCAGCAGCGACCAGAAGGCCGCGCTGGCGGGCATATTGGAGATCGACAAGATTTACGCCAGCACTGTCAGCGACCTCAACGCGAACAAGGATATGCCCGCGCCCGCCCGTGATGCGGCGATACAGAGCGCCTTGGCATTGCGAAATTCGCAGATCAATTTGCCCGCAGCGATACTCGGCATCAACCTGACTTGGCCAACCTCCGCAGGGGGTGCGGCGGCTGGGGCAGCACCGGGGGCCTTCACACCGCCGCCCGCAGCAACAGCAGCGCCCGGTTCCTATTGGAGCGGGCCGCCGCCGGACCAGATTTTGGCCATGTTCGGTGACGGTAAACCGGGCGGCATGGAAATGTTGCGGTCCTATAATAGCTGGGCTGCGGCCAACGGCGTCCCGCCACTGACCCAGCCGGGTGAGGGCGAAAGCGGCAGCGGCTACTTCGATACCATTGGCAAATACAGCGGCATCGGCATCGCTTCGGGGTTACTCGGATGATCCGCCCCGCCATCTTCGCTGACACCCCGGCCATTGAGCGGCTGCTGCGGCGTGTCCACGCGAAATCCAAATACGCTTCGCTTACGCCGCTCAACGACAAGGCGCTTAACCAGACGGTGATGAGCCTGATCGCTGGCCAGAACCAGAATGGCCCGATGGCCACCCACGTCACGGTCGTCGAGCATCAGGGCAAGGTGCTGGGTTTTATGGCGGCGTCATTAAACCGCATCTACAACATCTGCGACAAGCTGGTGGCCAGCGACACCTTCATCATCAGCGAGAGCCGCCGGGCGTCGGATACCGTGGCCATGATCGACGCCTACATCG